TTCGCGATCAGCGGCGTGGCAAAGGTTATCGTAGCCACATCGACCATCGCCATAGGCGACGGCATCGGCTCGAATTCCACCAGCAAAGGCACAGACGCCAGCACGACCGACAACACGCACCGCCTGGGGCGTGCGCTGGTCGCTTCGTCCGCAGCCAATGACATTATCCCTGTTGCCTTGTATGGCGCAGGTGGAGTGAGGTACTAGATCATGGCACAACCTGCTGGCGCTTCACTGCAAGCTGTTGACCCCGTCCTGACCGGTATGCTGGTCGGGTACATGCAAGCCTCAGACCGCTTTGTCGCTTCGCGTGTGTTCCCACAGGTGGACGTGGACAAAAAGGGATTTACCTATTACATCCTCACCAAGAAATACTGGTTTCTGGATGAGATCAAAACCCGCGCCCCCGGTGGACAGTTCGCCCGCTCCGGGTACGGCGTGGAAAGCACGACCGGCACCGCCCTGATTTTTGGTCTTGAGCACACCATGGCGGATGAAGATCGTCAGAATAGCCAATTGCCCCTGTCTCTTGAACAGGCGGGCGTGCGCTGGTTATCTCAGCAATCGCTCATCCGTAAAGAACGCGCGTTCTCTGCCGATTTCATGATCACCGGCGTATGGGGAACGGACGATAACAACTCCACAACCGACTGGGACGATTTCACCAGCGGCGACCCTGTGAATGATGTCCTTACCGCAAGGCGGACGATCAGCAATAACACCGGCTTCGATGGCAACTCCATGACGCTTGGTTATATTGTGCATCAGGCATTGCTCAATCACCCGGATATTGCCGACCGTGTTAAGTACGTGCAGACCGCAACGCTGGGAACTATTGAAAACGCGCTGGCGGGCATGTTCGGCGTATCGAATTACAACGTCGGCAAAGGCTCCTACAACAGCGCTAACGAAGGGCAAACGATGGTAGCCGCCGCAATCATTGATGATGATTGTCTGGTGAGTTACGCAACGCCCAACCCTGGAATCTTCGAAGCCTCCGCCGGGTATACCTTCGCCTGGGGCGGCGGCGGCGGCATCGGTACGATTGCACAGTATCGCGAAGATCAAACCAAGAGCGATGTATTGCAGCACTCCGAAGCCTGGGACCAGAAGGCCACCGCCACGGATATGGGCTTTTTCTTCGCCGATGTGGTATAGGACGGTGTTCTATGGCAAAGCCTCAGAACTCACCCCGCGGTTATTTTTCCAAGAAACGTATCGACGTCGGTGCAACCAATCTAACCGCTAACTCGACCGGCATCATTTTTTCGGCGGCGGTATTTGTCGGCAATCAGGCGACGGTCGGAAAGATAAACGCCAACTCGACGGCAATCCTGTTGCCTTCCACTGGTTTCCAGATGGCAGCCCTAACATCTCTGAAATTCACCAGCAACTCCACCGGAATCCGTATCGGCACCCGGTACATTAGCACGAATACCACCAGCAATTCCGTTACTTAGGAATAAGGCGGCGGCGGTCGCGCTACTGTCCGCCGCTTTATTCAAAGCCTGTAGGAGCAGGCGGAAAGCATGAGCGCGCATGTCGAAAAAGGAATACACCGGCTCCGTATACATCGGTGTGGTCGGCTCCGAGAACGAAAACGGAGAATGTCGGGATAGTATCGAAGCCATCCAACGGCGAAAGAAGGATACCCCGCCACAATACAACCGGGCTACCAAAGGCTTTGAAGCCCGGCAAGCGCACCTTAACAACTGGTACGAAAACACCAAACACGCATTCATGTTACTTCTGGATGGCGATATGTTATTCCCAGCAGAGACTCTGGAACGATTACGAAGGCACAAAAAGCCTTTTGTGTCCGGTTTCTATATGCGCCGCACCTTTACCCCGCCGCTGCCGGTCTGGTTCGAGAATAACGAGCCGGGCATGTTCCCGCTCAAGCCGTTAACGTTCGTGCCGGAAAGGAACATGCTGTACCCAATCAGCGCCAGCGGTTGGGGTTGTATGCTCATTCATCGTGATGTAGTGAAGGCGTTGAAACGGTATCTCAAGGGCGAGCAGGAAATACTCGAAGATGATATGGATGTGATGCCGTACGACCTCAAACGGGTATTCAAGGCGTTGAAAGTATTAGACGGACAGGTTGCACTCAAGCAGCCGCACGTCCCGACTCTGGAGACGAATATCCGGGTATTGCTTCAGGAGCTTATCCCTTTCCGAATGGTCAAGGATATTGTAGGCTCAGACCTGCGGTTTCCGTTCTTTGCGAAGCTGGCCGGGTTCCAGTTGTGGGGTGACACCGGCGTCAACTGCGGGCATACCGTCAGTTACGCCATGAGCCTGGACGATTACTATAACCAGCGCCCGGAAACAATCAGAGATATTTCACTTGCAATCAACAAGGAAAATCAGAAGGAAGCCGACAAACTCAAGAAAGCGCGGAAGTTATGAATGGAAAGATAAGAATAGAGCAGATAGAAAACTCGCGGCACTACAAGTTGTTCTTGAACGATACGGATATTTCAATGTTTACGAGAAACGTGAGGATAGAACTTGATTACAGAAACATCCCTATCGTCTATATAACCTTGGTCTCGGTGGCAGTTGAAATCCCCGACGAATTAACCGGATTGATTACGGTGGAAAGAGACACATGAAACACATTCACATCGTTGAACCGTACCATTCCGCCGCCATGCAGCGCATGAGTGAACCCCTGCATGAGCTATCCCGGCTGTACGAAGTCACCACGAGCGACACACTGGACACCGCCGCAGACTTGAACATTCATGTTCCCTTCCATACGCTTGGAACCGCGGAAGAATTGGGGAACGGCAAACATATCGCCGTGTACACCCACTGCAACCCCGGCTCGGAGTCGTTACTTGCGCAAGCCTGCCAGCGGGCGGATATTGTGACCGCCATGTCGTTTACAGGCAGACAGGAATTACTAAACTACGGCGTAGATCCCAAGAAGATATGGGTTATCTACTGCGCAGCGGATGGGTTTCTGTATCGCAAGCGGATTGTGTCCGTGATTGGGTATCCCCAACCGAATGGGCGCAAGCGTGAAAGCATCCTGCTGGATCTGGCCTGGAAATATGACCTGTCCGCTTTTGAGTTCTGGCTAGCCGGTACGATGTGGGGTGAGCTGGCTTCAAAATTACAATCGTTAGGCGTGGAAGTAAAGAATACCGAACACCTACCCGACGAAGGATTGAAGACTCTCTATCAGGTTTCAAGTGTATTCCTGTCAACCGGCTACATGGAAGGCGGCCCCCTGCCACTCTTAGAGGCGATGGCCTGCGGCGTTCCGGTCTTATCCCCCCGCTTCGGATATGCGGCTGACCTGCTGGACGATGATGACTTGTATGACGGCGCGGATGATTTGATGGGGAAATTAAAAAACCTGACCGATAAGTCATTACGTTACCACCAGTTAGCGCGCGGCTGGAGCTGGAAGGATTACGCCGCCGAATATGCGTTATTGATTGGCCGCCTGCTGGGTGAAAGCGTTGACCTGTTCCCGGAGCGCGGCGTATCCCGATACGCACAACTCCTGGATGAGATTGATGAGATTAAACCTTCGTCCATTTGTGAAATCGGCACTTGGAACGGACACCGCGCCGTACAGATGTTACAACAAGCCAGCAAATATCACCCGATGAAACGTATCCGCTATCAGGGTTTTGACCTGTTCGAGCAGCAGACCGGCGAACAATTCACCCGCGAGTTATCCAAACTGGCGATGCCGATGGAGATTGTCGAAAAACGGATCAAAGCCACGGGCGCGAAGGTATGGCTAAAAGCTGGTGATACCTATGACACTCTCGAAGATGACGCGCCTTTGGGTTATGACCTATATTTTATTGACGGCGGCCACTCGGAGGAAACCATTGACAACGATGGAAGGTATGCCCTGAGTTGTCTTATCAATAAAAAAACAGTCCTTATTTTCGACGATTACTACCACGAAGGCAAACCGGAGGGCGTCGGATGTAACAAGTTCATCGACGCGCTGGACAAGAAACAATATGAAGTGACCCATCTCCCCGCCCGCACCCGTGCGGATGACGGGCGACTGATTGGAATGGTGAGAGTGAAAAATGCCGACCTACCTGTACCGCTGCCAACGGAAACATACACGACGAGTGCGACATGGCATGAAAGAGAATCCGCCGGTATCGTGTACCCGATGCGGCTCGATAATGCACCGCGTCCCCCAGATGGTGAGAGTGAACTGGAACGGCTTGCCTCCCCATCTGGCGAGTAACCGTAGCCAGGCCGTGCAGGAATTTATTGACACCGCCGAAGTACGGCGGGCTGAATATCTCGAAACGAAAGGAAGTAAAGACAATGCCACCTAAAAAGAAAATCATGAAAGAGTTTGAAGAAGGCGAAGCCGTGGACACTCAGGAACTGGCAGAGGCGATCATGGAGCCTGCCGCCCCGTCCGGTTCTCTGGTCGCGTATGCGGACTTTGAGATTACCGTGAACTATGTAACCAAGTCCTACAAGGCGGGCGATGTATTTACCGCCCCCGAAGGCTGGAAACGGGATGAATTATTTGAGGAATTCCGAAACATGGACCGGGCGCGCGGCGAAGCGACGGGTATGCCTTTCTCAATCCCCGTCCCGGTGCTGGACGAAAAGAACAAGGTGAAATACTGGGACTCGCGGCGGGTCGTGTTGCCGTTGAAGGAGGCATAATGTCGAAACGAAATCTACCGTCCGGTATGGTTTCCGTGGGTTTTCAGCGCATCGTTACCAACTCGACAGCCACATTATTGAACTCTACCTGTCAGACTGGCTCTACGTTCCTGATTTCCGTGGAGACGCAATCCATCCGCGTGATCTTTGACGGCTCCACCAATCCAACCGCTAACACCGGAATCCTGCTTTTAGCGGCCAATTCTCCTATTTACCTGGAAGGCATCGACGGAACTAAGCCGAAAATAGCCAGAGTTACAGCGGGCGCAATCGTGAATGTGCAAGCCTGGAGGCGGGCATAAATGGCAATTCGCGCGGATAGTTTTTCGTCCGTGGATGAAGTGCGCGGCTTTACCCGTCATCTGCTGGACGGGCATTCTACCTTTGACGCCAATACCCGCCCGACCATCACGGAAGTGGAAAAGTTCATTGACCGCGTATCGGCGCTCATGAACGTGGCATTAGCCGCGGCTGGCTTTACCCCATCGGCGGTCTATGGCAACGCCGTTTCAAAGCTGGCCTGTGATGATTGGGTGACACAACAGGCGGTGAAGTACGTGCATTACACCCAGAGGAACACGGGTATCTTTTCCGAAAAGGATGAAGTGTTCAAGATGGATGATGTGCATGAATTCGTCGAAGGCATGGCGCCCGGTCTGGTAGTCATTGGCGTTTCACAGGGCAACCCGATGAGTGACGGCCTGACTTTTACCGGAATAGATGCGCAGAATATTCGCTCAGACCCCAGCGACACCTCCAAGGAGCAGCCGCTTTTTACCCGACGGTTGTTTGATAATACATGAGCTACAAAGCCGGTGAGATATTAGCAGAAACGCAGGTGAAACTCGTAACGGGTTTCAGCGATTCCAACGTCGGACGCGGCACAAAATGGATCTGGCTCAATAGCGGAAACTCTGACCACTACGCCGTATTACGAAAAGGAATCCACACCGAAGCCTTCCTGACCGTGACCCAGAAGGAACGCAACTACAGAACCATCATAGAGATTTTGCAGCGCGTCAAGGATGATCTTACCGACAGGTACGATAACCTTCTGGATTATGTAGAGGACATCATTACCCGGCTGGATCGGTATCGGAAGCTGGCCGATACCACCGCTACACTGCGGGATGCGAATATTACCGGCGGCGATGAAGTCAAAGAGATTTGGATTCATGACGCGCTGGCCTGGATCAAGGTCGAAATTTATCTGGATTGGACGGAGGACGAGAATGTCACTTTTGCCGAATAATTATGATGAGCGGTTGCGCGAGAAGTTACAACGGATAGCCGACAAACGCGGGGAGGACTCAACTGCCGCGGAAGAATTAGGAAACATCAAACACACGGGCGCAGCCCCGCAGAAACGCGAGAAAAGCGTCACGGAAAAAGCCAAAGACAAACAGGAGTAACCCTACATGGCAAACCTAATTTACAAAAACGAAACCATCAAGATTGACAATACAGCCGGAACCCTGACCGACATCACGGCTTATACCACATCCGTAACCATCAATGGTTCTCAGGATTTGATTGAAGATACCGCGATGGCAGATGAAGAACGCTCCTACCTGTACGGACTGGCAGGCGGGACGGTATCCCTGGCCGGGATTGTGAATTCAACAACGGACGGCATCTTTGGCCCGCTGATTTCCAATCGCACCACTGCCACCAAGACATTCCAGCACGCCGCCACGACCAACATTGTCCACCGCGGCGAATTGTTGAATACCTCAGTCGAGTATTCCGGCTCAACGAACAGCCTGCAAACCTGGTCGTATTCCGGCACGTTCGACGGCGTAATCATCAAGACTTCGGTGCCGTTGTAGAAAGTCGGGAGTGATGGATTTCAAACACGAAAAGGGTTTGTGCTCCTTCTCTATTCCCGACCGCCCG